GCAGTGATTGGTAGAGCAGAGACTTGGGTCCAATCGCGTCCCCGGAGCTCCTGCAGGGTTCGATACGCTATAGTATCGCGAGGGTCGAGCTTGGCAAACTCCAAGTGTTTCAACAGTTGCAGGATCCTAAGACAGAGAGGTTGCACTATGGGTACACCAGCGTTGAGTACAAGCTCACATTGCGCCACCGATTTCATTACTCTCATCCCACCTCTAGGGTTGTGGTAATGTTTCTCGGAGCAGAGCATAGTACTCAACACCTTAGCCCAGTTGCGCACCATCCTAGGTCTTCCTCCTATCCACATAGGTTGTTGCTGGCAATGCACAACCTTAGTGAACTCAGAGGCAACTGAATCCAACTTGATCTCCTGACCAAACCTAAGGAACTGGCTTGGCAGGGAATCCCTCACCCTGTCTAGATCGGTTGCTTCCACGAATATTAGACCGTCGTCACTGTTGACCAGATAGTCAAAAGGGCAGTGCATGTGGCTCATACACTCCTCAACCATCGCAGCCATCAGCACACAATTTCCTGCACCGGTGTTATAATCACCAGACATTCGATTGCCGACGACCGAATACTTCGTGCCTCCCATTGTCGTGCCTTTGTTATGGCACTGCCAAGACAATAGTCGACGAAGCTCAGGATCCCGATCTAGCATTGACCAAAAACCATGCTCCGCGCGCAACGCTTGAACGGAGACATGTTTGTCAAACCTCGAAGCATCAACGGAGAGCACTCTCGGATCACCAAACTCTAACATCTTGCGACGTATGAGATTGGCATGCTCCCAGGAGTTCAATCCCTTAGCAATGACACGACTGCGGTGACCAACCCGAGTTTTCCCTTTGTATCCCAATAGAGCATGCTCCATCGGTTTCAGATAGGTTCCCAAGGCTAATGTATACCTTGGTGATCTAAACTGAATGATACGAGGGTCCTTCTCATCTGCAGCCTTCCTCTTCTCTGCCTTCACAAACGCCGTGACTCTCGCATCCCTTCTCTCCACAGGCTCTTCGAGCAGACTATCCGCCGCTTTGAGGTATTTACTCCTCTTAGCGCCTGAGTAAGCCATGGCGAACTCGTGGAAGTCAAGTCTCGTGAAGTCGTTTCGAGCGTGGATGTTCCAGCCAATGTGCCTGATCCGTCTTCGAAGATCGTCCATTGCACCAGGATCTGGCTCTGGGACTTGTCCAAGCACTCGTCCCACCAAACCTCGAATTTCATTGTGGGTACAGCCCCGATGGATGGAGTTTCCCCAGAATATATCAGGAAAAACCCTTTCTAGGTGGAGGACCTGATATAGTTTCCTTTTGTTGTCAGAACAGTCCTCTATTTCAATATGTCGGAGTCTCGCTCCCTGGCGGAGTTCATATGAACTGGGCACACCAAGGCACCGACCTACCTCAACAGATGGACAGTCTCAAGCTGCAACCACTTTGGCTGGGACTGTGGCACCTGAAAGCCTAGACATCCAGGATTTTAAGCTCCACTTCAACCCTCGTCCCAAGACGTGAGGTTGGACACCACTGGCCAAATCAGTGGTGATCTTGGTGTCCTCGGCAGCCTGGCCATGAGTCAGTAATGCAAGTGCATCACGCTCATGGTGACTGACTAGGTAAGCCAAGATGACGTTGCTTGGAACTATATGGAGCCC